GGTGAATTAGGTAATTCACTGCGTGTTGCAGAGTGTGACACTGCTGCATCATTTACATCTAATATTTCATACAGTGGAACTACTTTAAACTTTAATATTGGTTCAAACACCGCTGTAGCGACATTTAATGGTACAGGAAATACATCTGCAAACGTAAACCAGTATACTATTGGTGATAAGATTTTAGCAGGTAATTCAACTATCGGTTATCAGTATTTACAGTTAACAAACATAGTAGCAAGCAACAGTGGCTCTAACACAAACTTAGTACTACAGTTTCAAGACCCTTATAGATTATATTCAGCGTATTCAACAAATACAGTTTCACGTTTCTGGGAATTCTATAGTGTTGTAGATGGGGCACCATCTATTTCACCATACGTCCTTTCAAATGGTAATACTGCTGCAATTGACGAAGTACACATTGTTGTAGTTGATGACAATGGTGGATTTACAGGCGTTCCTGGTACTGTTCTTGAAGTTTTCAAAGGTCTTTCACGTGCAACAGACGCAACAAATTTAGATGGTACGGTAAACTATTACCGTACTGTTATCAATTTAAGTTCACAATACGTATGGAATGTTAATGATCGTGCTGGTGCTCCTTCTGCTAATGCAGCAAATATCACTTCTGCAACGGTTGCTGATCCTGCTAATATCAGTCTAAATATTGGTTCTGATGGTTACGACGAAACAAACGTAAACAATTTCCCAATTGTGGCGGCGGCGTATGATATGTTCCAATCAGCAGAAGATGTTGACATTTCCTTGGTCATGCAAGGTTATCCTCTTGGTGGTGATGGTGCATCTTATCAGCTTGCTAATTATATAATCGATAACATTGTTACATTACGTGGTGATTGTATTGCCTTGATATCCCCCGATAAAACCAATATATTGAACGCATTTGGTAATGAAGCATTTAACCTTGTTAATTGGAGAAATAGTCTTCATTCTACCTCATATGCGGTACTTGATTCTGGCTATAAGTACCAGTTTGACCGTTATAATAATGTATACCGTTGGATTCCTCTAAATGGTGATATTGCTGGGTTGTGCGCAAGAACAGATAGTACAAACGATGCATGGTGGAGTCCTGCTGGATTTAACCGTGGACAGATCAAAAATCTTGTTCGTCTTGCATATAACCCAAAGCAGACTGATCGTGATACATTGTACAAGAATGGCATCAACCCTGTTGTCACTTTCCCCGGTCAAGGTACAATCCTTTACGGAGACAAGACATTACAAGCAAAGCCATCTGCATTTGATAGAATTAATGTTCGTAGATTGTTCATTGTACTCGAAAAAGCAATTTCAATCGCAGCGAAGTATTCTCTATTCGAATTCAATGATACGTTTACTCGTTCACAGTTTATGAATTTAGTAACACCATACTTAAGAACTATTCAGGGGCGTCGTGGTATTACTGATTATCTAGTTGTCTGTGACGACACAAATAACACTGCGGCTATCATTGATAGCAATCAATTTGTTGGTGATATTCTAATTAAGCCAGCAAGAAGCATCAATTTCATTCAGTTGAACTTTGTTGCGGTTGGTACTGGTGTACAGTTCAGTGAAGTTGTTGGGCAATATTAAGATACACACTAAATATAACGATAGTTTCTTTAAGGAGTAAATATAAAAATGCCATTCAACATTAACACATTTAAACAAAATGGTCTAGTATATGGTGGTGCTAGACCATCCCTATTCAACATATATCTTTCTGTACCAACTGGTATAGGTCTTGATAACGTATCTGTTGATAAATTCAGATTTGTTTGTCGTTCTGCTGAAATCCCTGATTCGACCATATCTACTATCGATGTTCCTTATTTCGGTAGAAAGATTAAAGTAGCGGGTGAAAGAACCTTCTCTGATTGGTCAGTTTCGGTTCTTAACGACGAAGATTTCTCGGTAAGAGCATTGTTCGAAGCATGGTCTAACGCAATTAATCGTCTTGTTTCAAACGTTCGTGATCCTTCGGTCAGTACAGAACAATATAAGCAAGATTTGAGTGTAATTCAATATGGTAAAGATGGGTCTATAATTCGTTCATATACTATTGTAGGTGCATTTCCAACTAAAGTTGGTCCTATTTCATTGGATTGGGATACAGTCAATCAGATTGAAACATTTACTGTCAACTTTTCATATGATTATTGGATTCCAAATGTAGAAACATCTGATATGAAGGCCGGTGGTGTTAATACATACGGTGCAGCAGCAGTAGCAGATGGTCCAGTCGGACCATCGTAAACCGCACTCTTATTTAATTAAAAGGGGAGGGTTAATCTCTCCCCACTTGGAGATTTATATATATGGCAGAATTATTTGGTTGGGAATTTAAGAAAAAAGCCCAAGAAGATCAAATCCCTTCATTCGTAGCTAAAGAAACAGATGATGGTGCATCAGTTGTTGCAGCAGGCAGTGCTTATGGTACATATGTTGATTTGGATGGATCAGTACGAAATGAAGCAGAATTAGTATCAAAATATAGAGAAATGTCTTTACAACCTGAATGTGATGCTGCAATCGACGAAATAGTAAACGAATCTATATCAATAGATGATCCTACTATAGTTAAAATCGATTTAGATCATGTGAAGGTTTCTGAAAACGTTAAAAAAGTAATGAGAGACGAATTTCAAAACATACTCAAATTACTTGATTTCAACAAAAGAGCATACGAAATTTATCGACGTTGGTATACTGACGGACGACTTTATTATCATGTTTTGGTTGACCCTAAAGCACCAAAAGAAGGTATTAAAGAAGTACGTTATATTGATCCTAGAAAAATACGTAAAATACGTGAGATTTCACGCAAAAGAATGCCGGCCGGCCAGAATAACGGTGATGGAGCAATTGCACAAACTGTTAATGAATATTTTGTTTTTAATGACAAAGGATTTAATTTTGGTAATAAACCAGTAAGTACAGGAACAAATGGGCTAAAAATAGCTCGTGATTCCATTGTACACGTAGTGTCTGGTTTAACCGACACGAACGGCACTATGGTTTTATCATATCTACATAAAGCAATTAAGTCTTTAAATCAATTGCGCACACTAGAAGACGCACTGGTCATTTATCGCCTTGCACGTGCTCCTGAGCGTCGTGTGTGGTACATTGATGTTGGTAACTTACCAAAAATGAAAGCTGAACAATATCTACGTGATATTATGGTAAAGCATAAAAACCGTTTGGTATATGATGGAGCAACTGGTGAAATTCGTGACGAC